GGAGCGTGAGAACGAAACCTAACGCGCAGTAGACACCAAAAGCGGTGTCAACCCACGACCAAGCAGACAAATGCCCCACTTGCTGACACTTCTAGCGGCTGCCGATCACCTCGGCGTGTCCACGCGCACGCTCGCCCGAGAGATCGCCAGAGGAGCACTGGCAACAATCCGCATCCGTGGCGCTGTGCGGATTGCCGAACCGGACCTTGAGGCGTACATTGCTCGAGCGAGGAGGATCGAACAATGGCCGTCTACAGGCGCGGGGACCGCTGGCACTACCGCTTCCAGCTCGGCGGCCGGCAGTACTCGGGATCGGCTGGAGCGGGCGCTGGAAAATCTGAGGCGATCCGACTCGAAGCGCAGCGGCGAGTTGAAGCGACAGCCCGCAACAAGCCCGAGTCACGAACCGTCGACGACGCCATCGCCCGCTGGCTGGACGAGTACGCGCACAGGCTGAAAGGCGCGGCTTCTCTGGAGAGCAAAGTGCGCGCCGTGCTCGCGCACAGCAAAGACACACCTCTGGCCGAAATCGTCGAGGTCGCGCACCGCATCCGAACGGCCGGAATCGCCGCGGGCTTGTCCGCTGCCACCATCAATCGCCGGCTCGCAATCGTCCGTCGAGTCGCGAATCTCGCGCACGAATGGGGATGGATCAACGATTCAGTCGGCAAGCGGATCAAGCTGCTTCCCGGAGAGCGGACCCGGCACGTCTACCTGAATATGCCAGAGGTCGAGCGGCTGGCGGAATCCTGCAGCAATCCGCTGTGCGCCCTGGCCATCCGGCTCGCTGCCCGCACAGGACTGCGGGAGCAGGAGGTTTTGCGCGCATCGACCATCCGCGACGGCTGCATCGAGGTCGCCGCAGAAGACGCGAAAAGCGGCCGGCCGCGGCTTGTTCCCGTGCCGCCGGACCTTCCCGATCTATCGCTGCCGCTCGGCATCACATACAACCAACTGCGCCATGATTTCGAGCGCGCGCGGATCGCCGCTGGTCTGCCAGATGTGCGATTCCACGATCTGCGGCACACGGCGGCGTCGTGGTGGCTGTCGGCCGGGAACAGCCTGGCCACCGTTCGCGACCTTCTCGGCCACGCCAACGTGACGGTCACAAACCGCTATCTGCATCTGATGCCCGGCGAGTTGAAACGCGGCGCTGAGGCGGTAGCCGCGATGCACGCCCGCACAAAATCTGCACAGGATCCGCCAAGTGATTGATTTGTAAAGCACCTACGGGGATTTTAAGTCCCTTGTGTCTACCAATTCCACCACCCGGGCGCCATTTGTTTTCAACGACTTAAAAGCTTTTCTTGTTGGTTCATTGCGACAGAAGATGACAGAATGTTGCACGAAATGTCCGCTATGTCGCACAAAAACCGCACAGCACGCTGGCATGGTGCGCAGCATAGCATAGGGCCGGGCCGCTTGACGTAGTTTCCCGCTGCGCCGCGTACCTCAAGTGTGAGCTACGCGCGGCCCGGGGTTCATTGCTGGCCGGGATTGCTGTTGGCCACTGGCCCCATGATGTCTGAGTCGTGCGCCCAGTTGTTGCCGTGGTCGGTATGCCGGCGGCGAAAGTTAACGCCGTGCTGCTGCTCGCATACGGTTTCAATCCCCACGAGCCGGGCATGCGTCATCCCGATCACGCGATCCAGCTTGTGCGTCACGGCGACGCGATGGTCCGCAAAGTCGCGTTCGATTCGGTCGACGTCGCTTCGGATTTGCTCGAGCGCCTTGCTGATTCCGTTCAGATGCGCGGCCTGCTGGCGCCAGACGTATGCGGCACCGCCGAGCAGCGCGGCGGAGATTCCAGGCCAGAACAGCGACAGCAGCTCAATCCCGAGCGGTGACATGGAGGTGCTCCTGTGACAGTGCGGGATCGATGTCGCGGATCAGCGCCTCGCCTTTCTGGTCGATCGGCAAATCGTTGATCCGCGCCTCGAGCGCGGCGCGGTTGATGTGCTCGCGCGCGCGCAACATCAAACGGCGCATCAGGAGCAGATAGCCCTTGCTGGCGAGCACGAGGATTTCGTAGTCCAGCTTTTCCGATGGCTCGAGATGGCGATCGCGCGCGCTGCTGGATGGCGACAGGCGAGAGTGCATGATGATCAAACCCAGGTGATGGGACCCGACTTACGCGCGGCAAACTGCCAGGTCTTCGGGTTCCAGGTTGCATAACGCCCCGTCGATGTGCCGGGCTCCATCGTCGCATAGTAGTCGTACGCGGCTTTCGGGGTCGAGAATTCCGGCAGGTAGACGGTCGGGCGACCAAAACCGATGTCGACGCCGGCGTAGCCCCAGATGGCCATCAGAACGTTGTTGGTGATGCGGTAGACGGAGTCCTGCCCAAACCATAAATCGGCCGCATTGACCAGCGACGGTCCGGAAAACGCCAGATCGCCGATGCCGTAGGAGTGCCCGGTGCGGCCGTAGGGGTCATCCGGCGGATACCATCCGACGACCTTGGTAGACGTCCACAGGTGCAGCACGCCGGTGTCCAGGAAAGCAAACCCGTGGCACTTGCTTTGTGTGTATCCGCCGGTCGGGTTGTACTGATGCTGATACTGCCAGACCACCGTCGGCGCGCCGACCGCCCCGGTCGGAGAGATATTGACGACGGCGACGGTCGCGATGACCCCGCGATTGTCGCCGTCGCCGTAGTAGCTGCTGTTGAGCCCTTCGTACCAGCCGCGCATGACGGCGATCGAGCGGCCATCCGAGGATGATTCGACCTGCAAGTACTTCTGCAGGTGGACGTTGAACGTCAGCTCCTTGCCGGGCGGCATCATCGGCCGGAGATCGACAGACGTCGTCGAGAGCTGCAAATCGTATGTGCCCGTGCGCGTGCGCGGGTAATACTCGGTCTCCGGCAGCCCGAGCAGATAGGCATCCGTGGTGGTGAGGTCGAAGCTGCCGAGGGTCGTGTAGGTCAGGTACTGCTGGCTGCCGGGCGGTTGATCGTACCGGACGACCTGCCAGGTGGTGGTCGCGGCCGTGTCGTTGATCATGACCAGGTCGAGCACGCTGACGACGCCCGCCGCATCGACGTGCAGCCAGGCGGTCACAGTTGGCAGAATCGGCGCGCCGGGGGCGTAGTCGAGACCCGATCCGAGCACGGCATCTTCGCGGAACTCGTAGCCGGCGGTGGCGTAGTCCGGCGGCAGCAAGCCGGCGGCAGGCGTTCCGGGCGCCTGCGGGTTGCGAAAGTAGCGCGTGTTGCCATAGCGGGGGGAGCCCATGCTGATGGGCTTGGCGAGGTTGTTGCCGGACAGGTCCTTGATCGAGCCCGGAGCGCACAGCCCGTGATAGCCCTGGCCGATCGAGAGCAGGCGCGATAGGTCGGTGACGTTGCCGTGATTCGATTCGCTCGCCCAGGCGGCGTTGACCAGCAGCGCGACGTCGGCGCGCCTGGTGGCGGGCATGAATCCCCACGGCACGTCGCGCACCTCGAGATAGCCGCGACCTTCGCGGTTGACGAGCTGGAACTGCTTGACGCGCTTTCTCGGCTGCGTCGTGCCGTCATTGGCAAAGAGCCGGTCGGCCGTGCTGGTCTCGCGGCTCGGTCGGTTCATGCAGGTCGGCGTCGCCGTCGTCGGTTCGGCGGCGTCGGTGTCGGTCTTGAACGACCAGGCGAAGGTGTAGGTCGTGCCGCCCTGTCGCCACGTGATCGACTTCAGGCGCTGCGCAGCGCCGAGCACGTTGAGCGGCAAGACGGAAATGGTCTGCGCGGGGTGCCACTGCCGCGCGGAATAGGATGTCTCGCGGAACATGATGTCGTTCGCCCCGGCTCCAGCCTGGTCTTGCGATGCGACGGTCGGCGAGGCGAAACAGAGGTGGATGGGATCGGTCGACAGCGATGGCTTGAGGCCGACAACCGACATCCGTTTGATCGCCGTGCGCTCGAGCCGCATGATGCCATCGGATGAAACGAGCGTGTCCGGGTCGGTGTGCCAGGCGTGATCGTGCCACGGGTAGCCAGCGGTGTACGTCCAGAAATCCGAGCCGAGGCATGGTGGTTCAGCGGGTGCGGTGGTGCTGTTGTCCTGTTGTTGGAAGCTGCCGACCCGCTGCGGGATCTGGGAAAGCACCGATGCAGCCGGCAGGACGCGGTTCCGGCGCGTCGTCGTGCCGGTGCCGATTGCCAGGCTGCGGCGGGAGCGGACGAGGTTGCCGCCGTCCATCAGGAGGATGGCGCCTGCGACAGCGCACTGCCGGTGCGCTGGCCGATCGACGGCAATACGGGCTGCTGCGGCAGGCGCTTGCGCTGCAGCGTCGTCGTTCCGGCGCCTTGTTCGAGCCGTCCGAGCGTGTCGACGAGGTTCTGCGGGCTGGCGCGGTCGTTGGCGGTCATAGGGTGATCAGCAGCATGTCTTCGGGGATCGTGGCGTCGAAGGCGGTGGCGATGGCGATCGTTGCCAAGTCGCGCTCGATGTCCTCGACGCCCGGGAAAGTGACGGTGATTCTGTGGTCTTCCGTCGGGCCGAAGTTGAAGTCCGCGGTCGGGGTCAGCGTGAGCGCGGATGATCCGGGAGAACTGGCGGCCGGCGGTGCGGTCGGCGTTTCCGGGTGTGAAACGCCCGTGCCGGCGACACTGCAGATGGCGAGCGAAAACTCGGTGACGGCCTGGCCGTTGGCGGGGGACAGCACATGCGAGACGCGCGCGACCTTGCCATGGGCGCTGACGTTCGTCGTGAAGACGTCGACGGTCTGGTCGACGTCGAGTGCTGGATTCAGCGGCACGCTGGCCGTCAAGCGGTTGCGTCGATGCGCAGCCCAGATGCGCGTCTTCGCGACTTGAATCAGCGTTTCCATGGCGCCGTTGGCGGCGGCGCGGTCGGTGTCGGCGGTCAGTGTGACGTCGGCCGCGGTGGTGTAGCCGAGCAGCGGAGTGGCGGTGTCGAGCGGCGGGATTCCGGATACGTCGTTTGCGTAGAGCAGGATCGCCTGTTCAGCGGACTGGATCGGTGGATAGACGCCTTCAAGAGCCCCGGATAGCGTCTCTTCCAGCGTGCCAATGGCGGCGATGCTGCCATCCGTCTCGACGGTAATGGTGTGATTTTCGACGACCTGCTGCGCATAGTCAAAGCTGACGGACGCGGAGAATCCCATGCATAGCTGGTCGTCAACGGTTGGGTTCGGCACCCATGGACCAATCGCAGTATTCGGCAAAGGCGTGAAGGTGATGGACTGGATCGTCCCGCCTGCGGCGCGGATCGCGGCTTCTGCTGCGTCGCGGCGCAGGAACCAGTTTCCGTCGATGACATGCTGCGCGAGGTTGCCGAGGTTCACGTAGTCGTAGGCGATTCCGTATTCTTCCGCCTTGACGCGCGGGAAGCGGTACGCGAAATCGATCGTGATCGAGTTGACCATCTGGTGCCGGCTGGAGAGCGACACGGACAGCGAGCCGTCGAGCAGATGCGATTCCGTGAAGGTCATTGCGGCCGATCCGGCTGCGCCCCACAGAGACAGGCGCGCGGCGCCGGCCGCATCGAGCTCGACGGTGGCGGGCCAGGTCGAGAGCCGATCCTGCAGGCGCACCCAGCCGGTCGCGGCGGGGTCGAAGACGACCGGCGAGTGATAGGCGTCCGGCGTCAGGGCGTCGATCGCTGCGGCGCCGATCTGATCGATGATCGCCTGCAAGTTGTCGGTGCAGGCCAGGTCGATGATCTTGAGGTCGAGGTCCAGCGTCGGCGTGTCGATCAAGCCGGTGAACAGACGGCGCACGCTGGCCGGTGATCCGCTGGCGATGTCGGCGACGTCGATGGTGATCGGCTTGCCGACCCAATCGGCAATCTGGAAAGTGGCCCCGGCAGCGGGCCGGATGGTGAGTTCCGCGATGCGCGCTGCGCCTTCCTCGATCTCGACGCGGATGTCGCCGACAACGCGCGCGGACTGGTCCACGCCGTCGATCGTGACGATGGCGGACCAGATGCCGGCGCGGCCTGCGGCGCCGGACGTGGCGGAGTAGGTCTCGTTCGCCATGCTTCAGACCTGCTCGACGAAGAGTTCCCACGACCAGGTGGCCGTCTGATGCTCGAGGCTTTGCGACGGCCTGCTGACCCAGGCGGTGATCTGCGGGTAGTACCACGCCTGATAGCCAATGGCGTCCGCCACGGCGTCGGCGGTAGCGGTGTCGCCGACCACGGCGACCGGCGTGTCGATGATGCCGCCGTCGGCGAGCAGCGCGATGGCCCACGGCGTGTAGCCGGAATCGCTGCGCCGTCCCGCGGGCAGCGTCGCCTGCCGGCTGCCGTCGCAGGTGACGGCCAGCGGCGCGGCAAAGGCGACGACCTGCTGCTGCGTGCTGTCGACGGCGTCGAGGCCGGGCGGAATCCAGCCGCTGCCGCTGACCGTGGCGCGCAGCTTCTTCCAGGTCTCCTGCCGGATGCCGCTGCCGTTGATCGTGCGCAAAATCGTCTCGCCGCCGATCTGCTCGTACGCGGTCGCACAATCGAGCGCGCTGCGGAGCGGGATCTCAATGCTGCCGATCTTGAGGGTTTTCACCGACGGCCACCCCATTTGAGTGCGGCGCGGGCGAAATCGCGCTGCAGGCGGTCAAAGTTGTAGGCGTCCATGCTGGTCTCGTAACGACCCATGCCGGGGAAGTTGAACACCGCGGCGGCGCGCGCGGCGGCCGGCGCGGACTGGCGCAGCGTCGGGATGGACAAGCGGCCGACTAGCCCACCGTCGGCGTAGCCGGGCAGGGCGGAAACGCCTTGCCGGAGTAGCCGCTGCAGGAAGGCGAGCGCGCCGCGCTGCGCGACGATCTCGGACGGGATGACGAACTCGCCGCGGTGGACGATGCCGGCCGGGTCGTACTTGCCACCGCGGCCGGTGAATCCGCCGCGGGCGAATCCGGATGCGGCGGCGGCGGCGTCGAACTGCGCCATCTCGTCCGCCGTGGCGCTGCCGCCGCCTTCGCGGACCTGGCGCACCGTGACGGTTACGACCTTGTCCTGGATGGCGTCGAGCTGCGCCTGGATGGCGGCGATGGCCTGTTCGGCCTGGTCGATCTGCACCTGCAGTGCGATATTGGCGGCTTTGTTCTGCAGCTCGGTGATCTGCGCATCGACTTCGACGAGTTTCTGCTGGATCGACGCGGCCTGGTCGGTCGCCTTGGCCGCCTCGTCCTGCTTGATCCGGGCGCGGGCTTCGTCGGCGCGGGCCTGCGCTTCGGACAGGTCTTCAGTGAGGCGCGCCTTTTGTTCCGGGTCGACGACCTTCTGCACGAGCCGGGCGGCGCGCTCGGCCTCCTTCGTCGCCGTGTCGGCCAGCTTGGCCGCGTTCTCGGTGCGGCCGTAGTTGGCTGCCAGCTTGGCTTGCAGCGCGGCCTGCACGGCGGCGGACGTGCGCTCTTGCGCGTCGCGCTGGTTCAGGAAGTCCTGCGACTCCTTGTCCAGCGTGCCGCGGCGGATCTCGTCGGCGCTTTGCTTGCCGCTTTCGCGCGTCTGTGCCGCCTTGTCGAGCAGCTTGGTGGCTTCCTCGCCGGCCTTGCGCGCGTCCTCGACGGTGCGTTGCCAGGCGTTCTGCAGCGCATCGCGCAGCTTCTCGGCGTTCTTGATGCGCGCGTCGGTCTGCTTCTGGTCTTCTTCGACGATCTGCAGCGACGCCTTGCCGGCAGCGACGGCGCGCAGGAACTCCAGATTTCCGAGCTGCGTCTGCAGTTCGGACTGCAGGCGCTTGCGTTCGGCGCCGATCTCGGCTTCCTTGTTCGGGATCTTGCCGACGTTGTCGAGCACTTCCCGCAGCGCCTGCCGGTTCTTGTCGGCTTCTTCCTCGCGCGCGGCGCGGATGGCGCCGAATGCGGCCAGATCGCCGCGCAACAGGGCGGCTGCCGATGCGGCGAAGGCGGCCAGTGCGTCGCCGAGATCCTTGACAACGGTGAAAGCGACCTGCGCGCCGGTGGTCGCGGCCTCGAAAACGATGCGCAGTCCGCGGCCGATCGTCGGCCCTTCCTTCGCGACCCAGGCACCGAATTGCACGAAGGTGGGCAGCAGCTCGTTGCCCAGGCGCACCTGGAGCGACTTGGAGACCAGCGAGAGGTCGGCGAGCTGCAGCTTGAACTGCTTGGTAGCGGCGACGGAGTCGGAGCCGACCACAAGCCCGAGGTCGCGCGCGCGGCGTTCGGCTTCGCGGAGCTGCTCGGAGGTGATGCGCAGCACGCCCTGGACTTCGTACCAAGCGCGGCCGTAAATCTCGAGTCCGGCGAGGTTGCGCTCGGTCGCGTTGCCGATCTCGCTCAGGCGCTGGTTCACCTGATTCATGATCTGCCCGGCCGGCAGGAGCGCACCGGTCGTCAGATCGCGCGTCTGCACGCCCAGGCGCTTGAAGGCGTCTTCGTTGGAACCGAGCTGCCGCGTCATCGCGACCGTCGCCTTGACGACGACATCGGACTCGATGCCGAGACGCTCCATCGCCACGGCCATGACCGAGGCGCTTTCGCTGGTCGTCCCCATCGCGCGGGCGATCTTGCCGACCGTCGCATTCCACTCGTTGGCGGCCGACAGCGAGGATTTGAAGAGGGCGCCGCCGGCCAGGGCGGTAGAGAGTCCGGCGATGGCGGCCTGGAAGCCCTTGACGCCAGCCGTCAGCGGCGTGAAGGCGCTGGTGAACTGCTGGCCGGCGCTACTGAGCGCCGCCTGCGTCTGCTGGATGGCCTTGAGTGCGCCGGATGCGTCGCCGCCGATGACGACCTTGGTTTGCGGTCCGGCCATTTTGGGTTCTACCTCCTGCTGCCTGGTTCAGTCTCGAGCGCCAGGGCCACCGCGGCCAGGTACAGGCTCCACGGGTAGCCGAGGATCGCGGCGTGTCCGCGCTGCACGAGCAGCGCCAGCGTGCGGTCGAGCCGGCGAACGGCTTCTATTCGCTGCGCGCGTCCGCTTCCGCTGGCTGCGGCGGGTTCTGCGGCGCCGTCTGGGTTGCCGGGGACGCTGCCGCGATCAGCACGCCCCGGATGCGAAAAAAATCCGGATTGAGCCGCCGGGCGACGCGCAGTACTTCGGCGAGCTGCGACGGCGCAAAGCGCTCGAGGTGCTCGACCGTCCAGTCAGTCATCCGCGCCAGCTCGTCCAGCCCGATGTCCTCGAAGGCCAGTGCGTGCAGCGGGTCGCGCTGCACTTGGGAAGCCATCTCGGTCAGCCAGGCGCGCACCTCGCCGACGGACAGCTCGTGGACGGTGATGTGGTACACACCGGAGTCGCCCACCTCAAGCGTTTCGGTTGCCGGGTCGCCCGGAATGCGGGCGCTGATCTGGGCGGCCGGCACCGCCCCTGGGATGCCCATCATCAGGAAGCGAACTCGGCGGAGAAGTACTGCGATCCGCTGAGGACGGTCTCGTCCTTCTGCGCGGTGAAGCTGACGCCCGCGGCGGCGAAGTCGGCGGCGATGAATGGGACGTTGCTGGCCACGCCGAGCTTGGCCTTGTAAATCCGCACGATCCAGTAATTGCCGTCGACCTGGTTGATGCCTTCGAGGTGAATCGAGACATCGGGTGCCGAACTGATCAGCGCTTCGACCGAGGCCCCGGCGAGCGGGGTGTAGTCGATCGTGATGGCGTCGCCGGGTGCGACCCCGCCGGTCGTGATCGTTTTCCACGTGATTCCACCCGGCGATACTGTGTAGTCGGCAGCCAAGATCGTGGTCGCACCTTTCTTGATGACGGGCGCGATGCTGGTATTGATCAAGCGCTTGGTCGGCGTGAATTTTCCCACTGCGCCGACCTTGCCGCCCGATTCGCCGACGATAGCGGTGGCGGCAAGCGTGGCCGTCGTGCCCCAGAAAATCGTTGCGAGGTTTTCCGGCGTGAAATGGCGCAAATCCATGTTCCCATTGGCCCCGGTGACGCGCTTGATCGATGCGTCGACCCCGCCGGTTCCGGAACGATAGTCGGCCAAAGACTTCTCTTCTTCTTCGAACGAGAGGGCGCACGCGCTGGCGTTTTCGACGTCGAAGAAGCTGCGGGCCTCGAACGACGACCCGCCGGAATACCGAGCGAGCCGGATCTTGGCGTTGGGGAAAAATGCGACACCCATGATTGATTTCCTTTATGTGCTTGCGGTGAAGAATGCCGCGACGGTGAAGCCGAATCCGATCTGCAGGATTCGCCCGTCGTAGCCGGTCTGCGGGCCGTCGGCGAGGACCGGCGTTTGCCCAGGGGCGTACTCCCAGCCGACGAGCGCGTCGCCGGCTTGCTGCAGCAGGGTGTAGGCCGTCTCGCGATCGGCCGGCGTCGCGCGGTGGACGTCGCAGAAGATCGAGAAGCTGAAGAGCAGATCGACTTGCGCCGACGAGGCGCGCACCGAGAAGCCGGAGTCGATGCGCTGCAGGCGGACTTGGCAGACCAGTGTCGAGGGCGAGTCGTCGGTGAGGTAGACGTCGTTGAAGGTGCCGAGCAGGACGGTTCCGGGCAGGGCGGACGCCAGGCGGGCGAGGATGGCGGGTTCGGTGGTGGCGAGCATCGTCAGGCCCACTTGATCTGCTGCGAGTACAGCGGATTGATGCACCTGCCCTGTGCCACACGCAGAGCGATCCGATCCATCAGCGTCGTGAAATTCGCCAGCGTGATGTTGTTGCCGTTGTCCGGCGACGCTTCCACGTCGTGGAACATCAGCGTGCCTGACTTCTTCGTGTCGCAAATTTCATCGATCTTTGCCAGCAGGGTCGTAATGTTTCCAGGCTCGTCCGGTACGCTTTTGACCCATCCGAAAATCGGCGTTGCCAGACATTTCGGATACTCGCCGGCCAGCAGAGAGTTGAAATACGAAAATTCGGTGCCGCGCGATCCAACGTACCCCGCCGCGCGAACGGCGTCGCGCAGTCCGGGATCCCGCTTGTCTCCGGCAAATGTGTAAATGCCCTGCGGCCAGCAATAGACGTTTTCCGAACCGTTGACTGCCAGGCCATTCTGTACAAGGAAATTGCGGCCAAAGTTCATGTCCGCGACGGCACCGGCGATTGTTCCGGCATCGGTGAGGTTGTCCTCGCTGAAATTCGGCCCATGTCCAATGCATTCATTGCCGGCAGCGATCCAGTTCAGCCACGACGCGACTGATGCGAATCTGCTGCTTGTGCCGATCTTTCCGGGAATGATGCAGGCCGACCCACGTAGTCCGCGCGCCACCAACACCGGCAGGGCGTTGTCGATGATGGTCTGGTACCCATCGTCGAACGTGATCGAAATGCTCGGAGAATCGAGGATGTCGAAAACAACCTTCTTGATGCTGACCGTCGCCTGCCGGCCGGCCATTGGCGTGATGCGCAGCTTGTGGTACTGCAGCATCGTGGTGGCCTTGTCCGGGCTTCCAAGCGTCGCGTGCGATGCGAAGTCGCTGTGCAAACGGCGCGTGCCGGTACCGACCATCGCCGTTTCGCCGGTTTTGTCCGAGTTGTTGGCGTTGAATGTCCTCGTCCAACTGGTCGCGAAGTTGCTGACGCTGCCCAGATACATGGCCATGCTCGAAACGGCCGACCAGTCGCTGCACCAAACCTCGAGATACCACTGCTCGGAGATCAGGCGAGGGGTCGCAAATTGCGGCAGCGTCACCTCGGCGTATGCGCCGACTGGCGTCGTTACCTGCAGCCCATCTGCTGAGTCGGCGAGCGTCGGCGTGTTTGCCCCGCCGGAGAAAGTAAGCCCCGTCCGGCCGGCAGCCGCATAAATCACGGATCCCTGATCGCGCGCATCCGTGATGACGAATCCGAGCGCGGTGTGCTGCGCGGCGTGCTGATCCGCCAGCATGTACGCCGGATGCGGATCTGGCGCCGCAGAGTGAGATATCAGATCGGCGGTAGCATCATCGGCGACGGTCTCGACATCCGCCAACCGCTTGTCGATCGATGTCGCCACCGCGCTGTCATCGATGCCGACCTTCGCCTGCAGCGCCTCGATGGCGTCATTCGCGTTGGCATGCTGCGTCGAATGCCGCACCGCCGCGCTGTTGTTCGGGTCGGTTCCGGATGGGTTGCTGAACTGGTCGAGCGCGGCCGGATAGGCAGTGGTCATCGCGTTGATCTCATGCAGGGTTGAGCGTCAGCGGCGCGCGCATTTCGCTGGCGTTGATCCGGCGCGGAACGTGCGCCACGGTGTAAGCGTCGAGGCCGATCTGCAGCTGATCGCCGGTGCGCAGGGTAACGGCGTTGGCGCGGTAGCGCAGGGTGTGCGTGGTGGCCACCGCGGCCGCAGACCAGAATTCATCGTCCGCGGTATCGAGCAGGGCGACGAAGGCGACGGCGTCGCCGTCGTAGGCGACGTCACTGTCGTATGGCTCGCCGGAGTCGAAGGGCTGCGCGGCGCGTTCGACCTGCACCGCAAAGCCGTTCGGCGCCAGCTCGTAGCAGTCGTCTATTTCGTCCGGGTCTCCGCCGACCGGGCCGATGTACGCGCCGTCGTAGGTGAACGACGGGTCGTCGTACCGGGTCTGGGAGTCGTAGGGCCTGCCCATGATCCGCGCGCGCGGGCTGAACCGCTCAGGTCGCGACCGGAAGGGCCGGCGCGATCAGCATCTTGACGGTCGCACTCGGGTTCGACGCGGCCTCGACGGCGACGCCGACCTGCTGCTGCGCCGTGGTGGTCTTGTTCACCACCTTGTTGGTGCTGTCCCAAAACAGCCGGTCGCCGACGGCAATAGCCAGGGCCGAGGTCTTGGCGATGGTGACGACGCCGGAGCAGATGAAGCTCCCGGGCGTGCTGATCGGGACATTCTCGATGGCGACACCGAAGAGGGCCGCGCCGTGCAGGTAGCCGATGCCGGCGTTGACGGCGGCAGCCGGGGTCAGAGTCAAGACGTTGCCGTCCTGGACGTAAGCAGTGGTCATGGTGCTTTCCTTTCAGGGCCCGGCGGCGGGTGCCGGCGCCGGGTGGGTTAGTTCGTGGGCGCCGCGTGGATCAGTTCGGGTTCTTCGCCAGGCCGCGGTGATCGAGCGCCTTGACGCCGGCGTCGATCCGCACCTTGAACTCGACGCCGTCGACCGTCCAGCCACCTTGCTGCTCGAGCGTCGGAGTGTCGTTGCCGTCGAGGTAGGCCACTTCGATGGTGTCGTTGACCATCGGATTCGCGGCGCCGAACCAGTTCGAGGTGCTCGACGCGTCGAGTCGCGGGTCGGCGATGACTTCAAAGGCGCCGCGCATGTAGTTCGGCGTGGTCGCGGTCTTCGCGGCGACGATCTCGTTCTCGGCGGTCGCGACGGTCTGCGCGACGCCCTTGAGCGTGCGCGGGACGATCAAGTACGCGAGATTGATGTTGAGCGTGGTGCCGGTCGCATCGGTCTGCCGGGCCATCGCCGTCGCCAGCGCGTCGACCGCTGCGGTCGAGATCGCTGCGCCGGTCAGCAGGTTGCCATGGTTGGCGTGGAACAGCGCGACGCCATCGGCCATGTTCGGGTTGCCGGTGAGAATGGCATAGACCAGATTGCCGACGGTGCGGATGGCGGAGCGGCCCATCTTCGCCGGGATACGCGTGAAGGCGTCGAGGTCGTCGTTGATGACGGCCTGGCGGTGGATGCTGAAGAGGCTGCCGTAGGTGGCAAGCTGGATCGTCTCGCCGCGGTCGCCGACGGTGACGTAGCGATACTCGGCGCCCGGCTCGACCTTCGAGAGCGCCGGGAAGGTGTTGAGGTCGACGCGCTTGGCGGCCTTGAAGTCGGTCAGCGTGCCGCGGCTGGTCCACTTCTGGAAGGTCTCTTCGCTTTCCTCCCAGCCCTTGAGCATCGCCTTGTTGGCGACGTCGGCGAGCAGGTTGGTAAAGTCGGCGTTGCCGTGCGTGAAGGCGGAGCCCACGACTTCCATGCGGCCCATCCCGGAGCAATCGACGCCACGGCGGTTCAAGCAGTTGCGAGCGAGTTCGATCAGGCCGTATCCGCGGTAGCCGTTCGTCGTGTCGTTCGGCACCAGGCCGGCGCGGATCATCAGGCCGGAGGTGGCTGCGGCGCGGAACTTGTCGCCTTCGTCCTCGACGGTCATCACCAGGCCACCGCCGAGGGCTTGCGCGGTGCGGCCGAGCATCTGCAGCATTTCGCCGCGGAAGCTCTCGATCGACTTGCCGGGATCGTCCTGCGCGCGCTGCACGAGTGCGCGGATGTCGGTGCGGGCGGCTTCGCCCTTGATCCACGGGCCGGCGATCGCGGCGATGTTCTGCCGACGAATGGCTTCGTGCTTGAGGGCTTCGGCGCGGATTTCTTCGGCGTCGACCGGGCCGACGCTGACCGGATCGAGGATGGCAGCGGGCGTTTTGGTGGTCGCAGCCGCCGGCGTGGTTGATGCTTGAGTCATGGGGGTTCCTTTCGGAGTGGGCGCGGCGGCTGCCGCTGGGGTGTGGTGATGCAGCAGGCGCGGGAGCAGATCGTCCGGCGGCACGAAGCGGGAGACGACAGAGGCAGCGACCTTCGCGGCCGGGGTGATGCGATCGACGAGGCCGGCAGCCAATGCGTCGTCGGCGCCGTACCAGTGGTCGACGCCGTCGGTGAGCAGCGCCAGTGCCTGGTCTGGCGTGAGCCCACCGGCGCGGGCGTAGGAACTGGCCATCGCGCGGGCGAAGCGGTCGAGCGTGTCGGCGGTCTCGCGCAGGATCACCGCGTTTCCGGCGGTGGCGGTCCACGGCGCGTGGATCATCAACAGAGCGTTGGCGGCGATCTCGACGCTGTCGCCGGCCATCGCGATGAGGCTGGCGATGCTGGCGGCGACGCCTTCGACGTGCACGGCCACGGTCGCCGGGTGGCGGCGCAAGGCGTTGAAGATCGCCAGCCCGTCCGGCACCGAGCCGCCGGCGCTGTTGATCCGCACCGCCAGGGTGCTGGCTTCGATCTGCTGGAGCTGCTCGACAAACTTCTTCGCGGTGATGCTTTCCTCGTCCCACGACTGGCCGATGTCGCCCAGGATGTGGATCTCGGCGTGCGTCTTGCCACGGGCGAGGATCTGGAATGGCGAGTTCATGCAGTGGCTCCGGGGGTCTGGTGATTGGCCTCTTCGGCGGGATCGGCGCCGTCGTTCGATGGCTCCGGCGATGCGGGCGCAGGCGACGCGGCGGCCGGCGGCTGGCGATCGAGGCCGGACTCCCGCAGCATCCTCTGCCAGGCGGCCTGCTGCTGGATGGTCTCGCGCGGGTTGCCGCCGCGGCGGCGGATGATCTCGGGCGCCGAGACGTAGCGGTTGCGCTCCAGGATCTCGGAGGCTTGCGCCTCCTTTTGCGGATCTATCCAGGGCATGGTCTGGCCGACGAAGAGCGCGTCATCCAGCGTCTCGGGCTGCAGCTCGCCGGGCAGTTCGACGGCGCCGGACAGCACGGCGAGCGCGACGAAGCGCTGCCAGACCGGGCGAACCCACTGCGCGGTGAAGTGCTCGGCGAGCGCCTGGTAATGCACCCACTGTTCGACCAGTTCCTGGCGCTGCGCGGAGTAGGTGCCGTTGTAGTTGCGACTCACCGACGAGTAGCTGGCGCCGATGCCGCCGGCGACCGCGCGCAGCTGGCCGTCACGGTAGGCTTGCAGCCCGGTGTTCGGCCGCGTCGAATCGATCGTGCCGATATCCTCGCCGGGCATGAGGTCGTCGAAGATCATGCCGGGCCGGAAGCGCATGTCGCGCGGCGCCGGCGTGGTGCCGTCGGCTTCGGTCTCGGTGGCGCCGTAGAGATCGGGCGTGCCCTTGCGGATGAAGGCGGCCATCGAGGCGGCGATCTTGGCGGCGATGCGCTCGGACTC